TTGTATACAGACAGGTTAAGGAGGGTCGAATTACATTCTTTTGCTGCATTGTACAGCATTTTTCTCATGTAATTTTCATCCTCCATCAACTCAACATTACAACCCTTCAATGCAAAGAGAATATGTCTCATCAACCGAAAGTGGAATCGGGTTCCAGAGCAATATAATACTTTAGATTATGCTGAGTATTCGTAAACTGCGACAGAAGTTTAGAAGAAACTACGACATCATAAGAACCTGGAATAATTTTAATGTTTTCCACCTTAAAATTATATGTGAATTCTAAATCAGTTTCACCAACAATAATAGCGAATTCATTAGAAGTGTCATTCTTCTTATCACGGACTACCAGTTTAATAACTCCATTTTCCCCAATTGCAGAAAGATCGGGAAGTTGATAAACTGCAGCAGCTTTCAAAAGTTTTTCTCTTGCTGTGTTATCCAACTCAAAACAAACATCCTTAGATGGAAGTTCGAGTTTTTTATCTGGTGGTGCTGCAATTACTTGAGGATCTGCATAAAAATACTTTACTCTTCGATCACCTTCACGAATCATAAGATAAGAAGGATCAGTAAAGTCAATATCAGGATCTTGATGAAGATCAAGTCCATTAATAAACTGGTTCAGATCATAAATTGCAAATTCTCTAGAAAACTCTTCAGAAATTTCTGCCTCTGCAAGAATATTTCTAGCAACAGACATAGTTCGAAGTTGATTTCCTTTCTTTACAAGGATAGAATTATTGATCGTTGCAAAGTTTCTCAAAATCTCAAGAGTTGGAGAAGTCAATTTCATAGTTTGTTCTTTCAGTTTCATTGAGGATAAGTTTCACGTTGTGCATTCTTGTCGTTAAAATGCATCAGAAGAACAGCATAATGCAAAATCTTCATAATGTCACGTCTTGCAGTACCTTTTTTATCATATCGAGAAGCATATTTGAGAATGTTGGAACGGGAAAATGCTTCACCATCACCACAAGCTTCAATCAGATCAAGTGTCTGAATTTTGTCATCACCGGCAGAGTAGTGAGCATTGTAAGTTCCTCGAATGTACTCAAGAAGTTCTTTTACAATTTCTTCTTCATTGTACTTCCATGGAGTACTGGGAGATTGTTTGATAATTTCTTCATTCATAGTAATTTTGTCGTTAATCAAAAATTCATAATCACTGTGACCCCAAGGAGCAAAACCATCTTCAAAATATTGGGGGAAACTAGATTCACTTTCCATAACAATGTAAATAGTTACCCCCCAATTATATCAAAGACCGTCGTTCATGTCAATTTGACTAGGTTCTTCAGTATCGCGAATGGCATTGATGTCGAAATTGGCATCAAGTTTATCGTAAAGATCCATGAACGTTGTCTTTGTCTCTTCATCAAAACGATTCACACACATCTGAATTGCTTTCTCTTTGTTACCAAAAATAGAGTATGCTTGAATAGCATGAACAAGACGACGAGTGCTGATCAGTTCATCCAAAGTTTGTTTTTTGAATCCGATCCTAGAGAGGTTTGCCCAATCACAGAGACGCTTGCAAAAATCACGATCTTCTACACCCAAATCCAAAGCAATACCTTCAAGGATACGTTGCTCAATAGAAGGAGATGGATAATCTTGCTCAAAAGTAACAGGAAAACGCTCCAGGAATGCTTCATTCAAAACATTAGTGCCAATAAAACGTCCATCGTCTGAACCTTTACCTTTAGTATTGGCAGTAGCAATCACATTAAAACCAGCAGAAGGTTTTACAAACTTACCAATCTTCTTCAGGAATACTCCTTTTCCTTCGAGGATTGATTGAAGGCAAAGAATCTTATTGGAAGCCAAGTCAATCTCGTCAAGCAGTAGAATCGCACCGCGCTCCAAGGCTTCGATGACCGGACCATTGTGCCAAACGGTCTCACCGTTAACAAGACGGAATCCGCCAATAAGATCGTCTTCATCAGTTTCAATGGTAATGTTTACACGAATCAATTCTCGTCCGAGTTGAGCACACGCTTGCTCAACAGACATTGTTTTGCCATTCCCAGAAAGTCCTGTAATGAAGATCGGATAAAAAAGATAGGAGTGAATAATTTTTTTAACGTCACTAAAGTTGCCAAACTTGACGAAGGTATCATCTTTTTCAGGGATAAGGTTTTGTTCTACGGAAGGCAATGCTGCAGGTGCCTGATAAGTGCGTTCGATTTCTTCCACTTTTTGTTGAGTGACTTCAAGATTCCACTTACCACGTCCCACTTTATAATCGGAGAGTTTGTTAGTAATGGTCTGATAGTTAGCGCCATTCATTGCACACCAAGCACGAATATCACCAGCAGTCACAGACTCACCGTAAAGTTCTTGAAGAGAAGTGCGGATGTAGTCGGCAGAGAGAGACATGATCATTTTGGTTTGAACTGAATACAGTATACAAAAAAAGAGGCATCTGGGGATGCCTCTATGTGCCAGTTTTGAAAGTGGATCACTTACGGAGACGATTCCTCCTACGTGTGCTTCTGGGTACTGGTGCAGTCGGAATTTCAAATACTGGGTTATTCAAAGGGGCAGGAACGTCTGGAGAAGGCATTTCTTCAATAACTGCAGGGATAACTTCTTCCGATACTTCAGACGCAGGTTCAGGTGCTGGTACTGCTTCTACAACTGGTTCTGATGCGGGTTCTTCTTTTTTTCCCGATACTAAATCTCCGAATCTACTCATTGTAATCTTTGCGTTTTGAAAGTATTTATTAAAAAAGGGAGGTCTAAACCTCCCTTATAATCATGCAATCAATTCAACAAACTCCCTAAGAATCTTTTTATTTGTCTTTTTACTATTTAAACTTTTCATAAAAGCAGTTTTAATTTGGGATTTTGTAGCGTCTTCTGGAACTATAAATTCTGTTTTATCAGAAACTGCATTTGCAGAAATTCCAAAATACTTGTGATATCCAGAACAACTTAGAGTGAAAGATTTATTTTTTCTCCAATCACTAACTGTTTTATCATGAACATCTCCGTAATATCCACAATAAGACCTAATAAAAGATCCAGCATCTCTTGGTTCAAGAAGACGGAATCCAATAAAGTTAACATCAGGTTGATTATCACGAATGTATCGAAGAAATACATCAACTTGCTTATTCCAGTCAACATCTAAACTATAAGTTTTCCCAGTTTTTCTATCACGAACAATACAAGAATTTTTTACTGCCCTTCTTCCAAGGGAAATTTCTCCCATTTTAGCATAATCATGGATGTTTACATGATATCGAAGACCTTGAGATTCTCCGTCAGTAAGAATAATACATTGAACTTTTTGAAGTTTATTTTCTTTCCTAAATTTAGGGAGAATTTTATTGAGAACCATAATAGTTTCATTGAGTGGGGTTCCTGAAAGAGCCATTCCAAGAGGAACCGGAACTTCAGTATAGGTCGAAAAAGTAGTAGCAATTCTCCAAATATTTTTCATTTGATGATCCAATGTTTTACTGCTTACTTTATGAGTAAAGATATTCATCAAAGAAAAACACTGATGAATTTCTAGAAGTCCATGCTTTTCTTCATAAGCTCTATCCCGCATACCATCGTCGTCATAAATTGGATATTCGCAAGTGAATGCATAAACCTCAAATGGAATGGAAGACCTCTTACAGAACCAAATCAAGTTATAAAGTTGTTTAATAGTATCGAGCATGACTCGACCCATAGATCCCGACCAATCAAGAACAAAAACAAGACCATGATTTTTTCCATCAGAAAATGTAGTAACTTTCTTGAATAGATCTTCATTGTATTTGTAAGTATGAAGTTTAGAGCAATCAAGAACACCAGTACGTGAAACACTAGCACGGGCATAAGCATCTGCAGATTTGCGACACTCAAACTCTTTAATCAAGTAACTTACTTCACGTTTGGCAGAAGATTTGAACTTTTCATATTCCAAATCCATAGTTTCCAAATTTGCCTTGATACGAGTTTTAACATACTCACCATCATCTTCATCAAATGACCACTGATGATCACAGTTTTTGTGAATTTCTGAATTTGGAATAATAATTTTTTCTACATCAATATCAGGAATTTCTAGATAAACATTTTCAGTTCCAATAGAACAAATCAATTGCTTCAATGCCTCATCAAAGGAGTCCATTGTCTTAACTTCTGGTTCATTAGAAGAATCCTCTTCTTGAGTAGAAGATTTTTCTGACTGTGCTGGTTGCTGCTTCAAATCACTTTGCTGTACTTGATAATTATCACTATCTTCTTGTTCTTGACTATCACACGATTCGGATTCTACATCTCCGGGAACAGAATTACCAAGATCAGAAAGAAGATTAGTATCCACAGAAATATCTTCTTTTTCAGAATGCTCATATTTACAATAAGTATATAATTTTTCTGATGCATCAAGAACATCATCAAATGACACACATTCAGAAATCATATTAATAATTTCCATTTCTTCCCCTTCTTCAATAGGGATATTGACATAATCACCAATTTTAAAAAACAAGTTTGCACGATCAGCAAGATTCATTTCTTCCAAATCTTCTTCAGCAATCTGAAAGAAATCGCGATCATTTAATTCTTTGTATGCCCTATTAAAATTCTTTACAATACCAACATATCTCTGCTTAATTTTCTTTTCAATACGAACATCTTCAACAATGTTAACAAATTGAGGAGGAATTTTACGATCAGCAATCCAGTTAATATTGGGAGTATAAAGTGCGTGTCCTACTTCATGCCCAACCAACATGTCATAAACATCTTCAGATGCATATTTCCACATCGGAAGGGTCAATACACGATTTTCAACATCAAATGATGCAGTTTCAACATTACGGTGCTCTACAACAATGTTTTCCATTGCAAGGAGTTTGGCAAGGTTGGACTTGATTTCTTTGTTGACGGTCATGGTGGGTCTCTTGTGTGATGTAGTCATCATACAAAAAAAGCAGGTCCTAAGACCTGCTAGTGGACAGTTTCAGAACTGGATCAATATCCCTTCTTCTTTTTCTTTTTCTTGGAGTGACCACCGCCACAAGAGGACTCAACGATCTGATCTACCCATGCCTGACTCATTACAGAAATAATTCTAGATGCATTACTCTCAGAAGAAGCAAATCCCTCAGAAATAAGATATTCTGAAATTTCATAGTAATAATCTTCTTTTCTAAATCCTTTCATCAAAGGATTAGGAGTTTTTGGTTTTGCATAGTTCTTACCATAGATGCGCTCATTTTCTCTTCTAGCATATGCAGAAGCTTTTGCCTGAGATTCAGAACTACCTTTAACAATTCCAGTTTTTGGATCCTTTCCTCTCAATCGATCATATTCTTTATTGATTTTTGCTTTGGTTTCATCTTTTTTTGTAGATGAAGTAGGAGATTTATCCCTGGAAGTAGGAGATTTATCCCTGGAAGTAGGAGATTTATCCCCGGAAGTAGGAGATTTATCCTTGGAAGTAGAAGTTCCAGGTTTTCCGTAATTTGGATTGTTCACTAGACCCTCAGCAGGAGGAATATTCGCCAGTCCAGTTTTGGTTTTACCTTTAGATGCTGGTTCGGTTTTACCTTTAGATGTGGGTGATTTAGATGGAGTAGTAGGAGCGGTATCTCTGGAAGCAGTTCTCTTACCGTCTCCGGTAGCTAAACCAAGTGCTGTTCCACCAGCAATAGCAGCACCAGCTGCAACCTTACCTTTGTTATTTTTAGCAGCTCTTGCTAAGTCCTTAAGAAATTGTGAAGTAGTTCTTCTAGAAGAAACTGTCTTCGCAGTTACATCAATTACACCATCGCCTTTAAGAGTTCTTGCTCCCTTATCAACAGTAGATCTTCCAGTTGGACCCATGTCCTTAACTTTGACCTTCTGAACCCCAGGAGTTGTAACACTAGCAGATGGTCTCTTAGTCATTGCACCGCCTGGTTGTCTTGGTGCTCTTGGAAGTCCAGGACCACCTGTTCCACCTGGACCCCATGCAGGTTTTGGTGCCTGTCTTGGAAGTCCAGCACCAGGTCTAGGAATGTTTCTTGTTCCTAATAGACCACCTGTTGATTTCGGTGTTGTAATTCTACCAGGAAGTGCAGTTCCCTTTGAACCATCTGGACCCATTCGAGAACCACCTTTTGATGAAATTCCACCGGAAGATGCTACCTCTCTACGTCCAGCACCAGGAGTTGTCCTTAAATTCAATTCTCTCTGTCCTGGTGCCGATGGTGCTGGTCTCTTTACTTGTGGAAGTGGAGAACTTGCAGCGGGAACAGGATCAGTGGCAGTGAATGGAGTTCTTCCTCTGGTAAAATTCTGGGCAGTTCCTTTATTTGTAAGAAGTCTACCTTGTCTAGGAGTACCTGAAATAGCTTTGCTTGTAACTTTTTGAGTAGCTTTGCTTGCAGCTTTGCTTGCTGCTTGCTTTGCAGGCGTTTTAAGGACTCCAGACATCATTCCGACTGCTCTAAGAACATCCAGAAGTGCTTTGTTCTTATTTTCTGTCAAATAAACTTCTTCACTTAAAATTTCTGCAATATCAATCCCAAAATCATCCGCAACCAGTTCTAAGAATTCAAAGATACAATCATCTTCAATTATCACTTGAGCAAATTCTGATCTATCTTCTAAATCAGTACCATACTCGCAACTTTCGCAAAGTTGAATTATAAGGTCATTGGTTTCAGTATCTTCCTTATAAATGGATTCATATAAATCAAGTAACTCACGTTCGGTCGTATTATACATTGGTTTTATTTGAACACTATTTTCAAATATTTATAAAAAAAGCACTCTATTGATAGAGTGCTTTTAATTTAGTGAGAATGAATGACCCCACTTTCATGTACATGCGGAACCATACTATTGTAAAGGTGCATGTTTCCATGCTGGAATCCCGCACCTAATAGTCCGAATACTACTGCGAGACCGAAAATTTTGATCATACTCATTTTAATTTCTGCGAGAATCCTTTTTGTTTTTGGAATTTGATTACGGACTCAAATTTTTCTTCCAATCCCACTTTGTGAGATATAACAAAAATATTTGCATCCTTTATTATATATCTAATAATTTTAAGAAACTCTTCTGTACCGAATCCATCAAGCGAAGAGTCGAACACCTCATCCATAATCAACAGGTTGGTATTAACAGAATTTTTTACCTTTGCAACTTCTCTCCAAGTGAAAAGCAAAGATAAATCGATTCTCATTTTTTCACCTTCACTGAATGAACTATATGAAAATGATTCGTGAATTGGAGATTCGATTGACTCATTAAATTCTTCATCAAGTTTGAAGTTGATGAAGAACTCCATCATTTGTAGATATCGATTAACCTGTTGATTAATCAGAGGAAGATATTTCTTGATGATTTTTGTTTTTACGCCATCATCCTTAAGTAAGGAGTAAGCAAAATCGTAATAAACGACTTTTTGTTTTCTTTCTGAGAGATCTTCAATTGTATTCTGGAGATTTTTCTTAAATTCTTCTAACTTCTCATGTTCAGTATTTCTGTTTGCAAGGTTGTCGGTAATTGTTTGAATTTCCGATTCCAAATCTCGGATTTGGCGTCTGTTGGACTGAATCCGAGTATTGTTTTGAGAAATGTCATGCGTTAACTTAGTAATCTCCTTGGATAGGGCATTGAATTGACGCTCTCTCTCTTGTTCTGACTTAATTGTTTTCTCAAGTTCAACATAACCATCTTTAAGTTCTTTTGCTTTATTTTGAGCATCACTAATTCTATTTACTCTAAATGATTCTTCAATATCCTGAGTGCAGGTAGGGCAAACCGTATTTTCCTTAAAGAAGTTATACTCTTCGGTAATCGTTGAAACTTTTTGGGAAATTTTTCCCTTCATATTATTAAGCTTTACTAACTTATCAGAGAACCCAGTTAGTTTTTCTTGTTGCTCAATTTTACTTTCTAACTCTTCTTGATTCTTCCCATTCTCTAAAGTTGCAATGACAATCTCTTCATCAAGGTCATCAATTTTTTTACAGTTAGATTCTATCTGCTGCTTACCACGGTTCTCAAGTTCTTCAATGAACTCGATCTGCATCTTTGCTTTTTCTTTCAAATTTATTTTCTTAAGATCCAGAGATTTGATTTGATCTTTTTCATACCTAATGTCATCTTTAACCAAGGAACTCATAGAAGAGAATATCCGAATATCTAGAAGATCTTCAATAACTTCACGTCTATTTGCAGTAGTAAGTTGCATAAAAGGAACAAACGTACTACTACCCAAGATTACAATCTGCGTAAATGATTTGTAATTTAACTTGAGAATATTTTGTTCAAGAA